CACCCGGCCAGAAGACAGCCCAATGGTCCGGCGATCAAGCCGAGCAAGTCAAGCACCTCAAGCACTGGGTCTACGTCGCCATCCGCGCTATCCGCGACCGCGTTGCCGCCGCGAAATTGAACCTCACCGCGCAAAAGGGCGCCGAATGGGTTGCGATCAACGACCACCCCTTCCTCGACGTGCTCGATTTCGTCAACCCCGTCCACACCCGCTGGGATCTGTGGGCCGGTACCGTCGAATTTCTGGAACTCACCGGCAACGCCTATTGGTACATTGCCAGTGACCGCCTCGGTGTCCCCCGCGAAATCTGGCCGTTGCATTCACAGCGCGTCAAGGTCATCCCCGACAAAGCCCGCATCGTCGGCGGGTACGAATATTCAACCGGCAAGTCCGGCAAGAAGCCCGTCACGTTTGAGCCCGATGAAGTCGTACACTTCAAGTACCCCAACCCGACTAACTATTTCTACGGTTGGTCCCCCCTCCAGGCCGCGGCCGAGGCCGTAGACGCACACGAAGAAATGCTCAGCGCGCAGACGCAAGCCTTTCGGCATGGCGTTCAGCCCCCCAAGATGGTCTTTACCACACCCAACGTCATCAGCGACGAAAAGGTTCTTGAGCGTCTCGCCAATCGCCTCAACGAAAAGTACGCCGGAACCGACAACGCGCAAAAGATCATGGTGGCGCACGGCGGACTCGAACCCAAACCGCTTTGCTTGACGCCGCAAGAAATGGACTTTCTCGACAGCAAGCGCAGTTCCCGCGACGAAATCCTTGCCATCTTCGGCACCCCCGCTTCCGTCGTCGGTATCAGCGAAGACTCCAACCGCGCCGTCGCCGATGCAATGGAACGCACCTTCACCCGCAACACCGTCATGCCGAAGTTGGCGTTGATTGCCGGCGCCATTCAGCAGAACCTCCTCCAACACTATCCGGCCAAGCTCCGTTGCGCGTTTGAGCCACAAGTCCCGGAAGACCGCGAGCAAATCCGCGCCGACGCCACCGCCGCCTTTGACCGTGGCGCCTTGACGGTTGACGAACTCCGCGAAACGCTCACAGCCAAGGCGCCCACCGGCGACGACACTCGGTACACGCCCGCCAACCTTCTTCCGGTTGACGCAGACCGGGACGATGGCGCAGCCGAACCGGACGAAGACGAATAGCCGACACTCGGTTTTCACGGTGAACTCGCCCCATGTCTAAATCCAGAGACCGCGCCCGCCGCATTCGGCTTGCCCTTGCCGCGCGCCGTCACAAGACCCGCCTCGCGCGGGCCTTTGCCGCCGCCGTCCGCAAGTTTGCCCGCGGCCAACGCAAGCGCGTCCTTGCTGCTTTCGACGAACTTGACGACGCCTACTTTCCAACACAACAACAGCGGGTGGCTAGGCCGGGTGGCCTGGCGGGTCTCATAAGCCTGCAATCGGGGCTCGACTCCCCGGCCCGCTCCCAATTGACCAAAGCCGAGCCCTTCCCCTTTGTCACCATCACTCCGGCCATTTTCGACGAAAGCGCCGAAGCCATCCTGGCCCGCAAGGCGTTCGTCAAGCGTCTCGCGACAGTCGCCGACGAAGGCATTACCAACACCATCAACCAACTGGGCCGCGACAGTTCAGCCCTTGGTGTTTTCGACCCGGGCGTCGCCGATTGGCTTGAACACGAGAAGGGCACCGCCTACTGGCGCAACGAAGTCAACAACGGAACCGTCAAGGCGTTGCACGGTTCGCTTGCCGAAGGCATGGCTGCCGGCGAGACCCGCCGCCAACTCCGCAAGCGCGTTCAAGAAACATTCTCGCCGCTTACCGGAGGCGGTCCCGTCCCCGCATGGCGTGCGGACCGCATTGCCCTGGTTGAAACCGGCGGCGCCTACGAACACGGCGGCCACTTGGTTGGCGAAGAAATCGAAGACGCCGGATTCCGGATTGAGAAGTATTGGCAAGCCACCGGCGACCAACTCACTCGCGATCCTCACCGCATCGCGGGGAGCCGCAACGGTTGGATCGCCAACACCCGCCGCTTCGCGCTCCCCGCCGGCGCTGGTCTCGGTTCGGCGTCTGCAATGTATCCCGCCGACCCCAGCATCACCGGCGACCGTGGCCACATTATGGGTTGCCGATGCACGGCGGTTCGTCGCGAAGCCAAGAAGAAAAGCTAACCCACCCAGAACGCCACGATTCGCGCACCAACCAACCGTCCGGTTGGCGCGTTCACGATCACAAATTAGGAGACTCACCTCCATGTCAACGGATCAGTTCAGATCATGGATGGCCGAACGGGGTTTTGAACGCGCCGAACTCGGCCCCAACGTTCCCGCCGAACTCGCCGGCAAGATGGCCTTCCGCATGCCAATTGTTGCCAACATCGAGAAGGCCGCAAGTGACGACGGCGACGAAAAGGAGCTGCGCCTGCGCGTCACAATGACCACGCCAACCGCCGACCGCGACGGGGACGTCATCCTCCCCAAGGGCATAAACCTCAAGTGGTTTAAGAAGAATCCCGTCGTGCTTTGGTGTCACGATTACAAGCAACCCCCCATCGGCAACGTCGATGTCAAGACCTTCAACGTGACTGACAAGGGCATTGACGCCGATATCGTCTTTGACGCAGCCGACCCGGCCGCCGTTTTCGTCTACGGAAAGTACGAACGCAAGATCATGCGCGCGTTTTCAATCGGCTTCGTGCCCATACAGTGGGATGTCATTGAAGACAAGAAGACCGGGCGCGTCACAGGGTACAGGGTCACCAAGTCGGAACTCTGGGAGTTGTCCGCCGTTCCGGTTCCGTCCAACCCGGAAGCGTTGCGACGCGACATTTCCGACATGGAATCCAAGGGCTACGACCCCAAGCTTCTGCCGTTCGTCAGTTCCCTCAAGGCAGCCTTGCCGCCCGCCGTTGACGCCGAAGGCGCGACCGAAGACGAACCAGGCTCCGACACGGACAAGTCCGCCGACGAACCCGACGCGCCAACCGTCGACGCCGAGCCCGGCAAGCCGGAAACCAAAACCATCGAAGACCTCGCCGCCGACGTTGGCGACTTGACCGAAGTCGTTGGCGAACTCGACGTGACAAGCCGCGCCACCGTCGGCGCGTGCGTCCACAAACTCGAAGACGTACACGTTCAACTCACCGAAGCAACCAACCGTCTCAAAGCCCTCGAAGACGCGGAAGCAGAGCGCAAGCAGCTAGCGATTCGAGACGCCCAGGCGAAAGCCACGGAAGACCACGCGGAGGCCATCGCCAGCGCGGTTATGAAGTTGGTTCCCGGCGCCATCAACGGCGCCGTAGACGCGGCCCTCCACAAGATTGTTGGCGGAGTCTAGCCGTACTACCTACTGGCGCAACGCGCGTCGAACCCACCAAAACCAAAGGGGCGCCGGAGATCCAATCTGCCGGCAATCCCCACACACGAAAGGGCAACCAAATGCCTGACGACGTTACCCCTGACGAGGTCGTTCCCGCCGAGAAGGCCACCGACCCCGACGCCATCGCTTCCGCCCTCATGGGCAAGCTTGGCCCGCAGCTTGGCACGATGGTCGCGGACGCCGTTAACGCCAAGGTCAAAGACCTCGGCCTTGACGCCGTTGACCGCAAGCACGGCATCGCTCCCGGCATCGAAGGCGCCGACGAAGACGAGCCCGACCCCAAGGCGCGCCAAGCCGCCTTCCTCAAGGCTGCCATCTTCGGCCCGCAGACCCCGCTGGAAATCAAGGCGCTTTCCGAAGGCACGACCACGGCTGGCGGCTACTTGGTTCCCGACGACTTCCGAGCCGAAGTTATCATGCGGGCCAACGGCCTCGTTCAGCTGTACCCGAAGTGCTACCGGTTCACGTCAAAGTCCGACGCGATGAAGGTGCCGAATCTCGCCACCGACGTTTCCATGTCGTGGGACGAAGCCGAGAACGCCGACTTTGACGAAAGCGATCCCGTTTTCGGCGAGACGTCGTTCTCGCTTCACCGCTGCAATGCCATCACCTACACGAGCCGCGAGCTTGCGGACGACGGTTCGGTTGGCATCCTTGACTTGTTGACCAGGCTCTTTTCCGAGGCCATCGCCCGTGAGCGCGACAAGGTCATCGTCATTGGTGACGGCAGCGATCAGCCCGAAGGTATCTTCAGCGCCTCCGGCATCACGACCGTTTCCAGCATCGGCGCCGTTGCCTACGCAGACCTCGTGCGGATGGACGAGGAAATCGCCGATCAGTACCGCGACGACCCGTCGCTGTGTTGGATCACCAACAAGGCCGTCCGTCGCTACATTCGTGGCGTGAAGGACGACAACGGGCGCCCGTTGCTGGTAGACCCCGTGAACAACGGTGGCTTGAAGACGTTGCTTGATCACCCCGTGTGCGTCAACACCAACGTCCCGACCGGCCAGATCGCCCTCGGCGCCATGTCCAAGTTCTGGATTATGGATCGCGAACAGATGGGCTTTGAGTCCACGACCAGCGGTGGCGACACGTTCAAGAAGCACCAGGTCGGCCTCAAGGTCTGGGAACGTTGGGACGGCAAGCTCGTCCACGTCACCGACTGTTGGGTCAAGGGCACCGACATCACCTCCTAGCACTTGCCGCATATGCTGTAACCACTAAGGGGGGCGGGGCAACCCGTCCCCCCACAACTACACATTTTAGCAACACCATTCCGGAGGGACCGTTTTGATTATCAAAGTCAACGCCGAAGTCACCGTCAACGGGCGTACCCTTAAGCCGGACGAAAACCCCCATGTCGTTGACGACGAAGTTGGCGAAGCCCTTGCGCGCGATGGCAAGGTCAAGGGCTACAGCGGCCCACCCGCGGACAAGATGGTTCGCACCCCGCCGGCAAAAAAAGCACCTGGGGCGAACAACGCCCCCCAAAAGCCGAACACCATTGCCAGCCGCCTTTGCCTCGTTATCCCCACTTCCGGACGCGCTGACGATCTGGACCTCACGCTCCACGCGGCGTGGCTTGACGCGCCGGACCGCATGACGGCTATCGTCGTCAATGACGCGCCGGACACCGAAGCCCGCGCCGCCGTACGCCAGATTGTTGAAGGCCATCAACGCAAGCCCGGCCGCATCATTCTCTACGCCGAGACGATTGGCGGAGAAGGCGTCGCCAAGGCGCGCATTCGCGGCAACGAAATGGCCGCCGAACACGCAACCCGCGCCCACGGCGAAGAGGAAACCGTCATCGTCGAACTCGACGATCACGACACGCCCGAGCCCGGCGCGCTCCGCGCCATCGCCAACAAGTTTATTGACGCCCACGTCCGCGCGGCCTACGGCGATCTCTACCGCGTCGCCGGTTGCGACAACGCCAAGGCCCGCGCACACGGCGCCGACGCGCCGCCCAAAGGCGCCATCCTGACGCACGTCCAGAAAGACGCCTACACGCCCGGCCTGTTCTTGGACCAAGGCAACCAAGCTTGGGGCGTCCGCGCGTATCGCCTTAACCTCTATCGGGCCGTCGGGGGCAGACGGCCCGATGAGGCTTACGCCAGCGAGTACGCGCTCTTCCTCCGCTTCGAACAACACATCTACGCCGACGAAGGCGCCCGCGCCAAGGACGCGCTTTGCGACAACGGCATGACCGCCATCTGTTGTATCAGCCGGCCACTCTGCCGTTGGCCGGTCGCCGTGTCCAACTCAATCAGCTTCAACCACAAGTCCGAACGCGACGCGGCCGCTGACCGCTATGCCTACCTGGCGCGCGCCGGCGCATTGCTGACATCATCTCGGGAAGGTCTCCGGGGTTCCTCCCTGGCCGCCGGTCCGGTCCCCCTCCAACCGGACTCACTCCTCCTCGACGGCCAGCCCGTTGAGGCCTTCCCGCTTCTTTCTTCCGGCGACGCGCCGACCGTTTCGGTCGTCATCCCGTGCTACAAAAGCCAGAAGTACGTCGGCCCGTTGGCCGCATCGCTTGCCGCCGACGAATGCGTCACGCCGCGCGAACTGATCTGGGTTATCGACGGTAAGGACCAAGCCGCCTATCCCGGCTTGCCCGGCAAGGTGGTCGTCAGGCCGGAAAACGGTGGCTTCGCCGCCGCCGTGAACACCGGCGCACGCTACGGGCAGGGCTCTTGCCTTTGCTTGCTGAACGCCGACACGGAAGTGACGCCGGGCTGGTTGGACTCGCTGAGTGTGCACGTCAAAGACAATGGCGTCGGCGCCGTCGGCCCACAGATACTTCGCGGGGATGGTTCGGTAGACAGCTTGGGAAGCCGGTTTGACTGGAAGGATGGTTCTTTTCAACACATCACCGATGGCGATATCGTTGATGTTGACATGGCCACCGCCGCTTGCATCATCATTGACCGCGCCGCGTGGGACGCCGTTGGCGGTCTCGACGAAGCCTATAAAATCGGCTACTGGGAAGACGCAGACCTTTGCATGAAGATCAGGCAAGCCGGTTACCAAATCGGCGTCGGGCCTGACGCCGTCGTTGTTCACCACTGCGGCCACACCGGCAGCAATCACCACCGCCTCTATTCGCAGAACCGCCAACTTTTCCACGAACGTTGGGTCCGCACGGGCTTGGTTGACAAGTTTGCCCGCGAACGCGGCGAGTGCCCGCACGACGGCAAGGTCACGGTCTGTATCTTGGCGCTCAACGAAGCCGAGTACATCGGGCCGTGCATCGAAAGCGTTTACCCCCTTGCCAACAGAATCATCGTTGTGGAGGGCGGAAACGAATACAGCGCGTCCTGTGGCGCATGCCGTTCCGATGGCACTTCAACCGATCAGACCCGCGCCGCCGTTGAAGCCATTGACGACCCTCGCAACATCATCGAGTTTCACGCGCCGCCCGATGGCAAGCCGTGGCCGTCCAAGACCGAAGCCCGCCAACACTACCTGGACATGCTTGATCCTGGCGATTGGTGTTTGGCCGTCGACGCCGACGAAGTGTTCTGGGACTCAACCTTGTGGCGCCTGTCGGCCACCATGCACGAAGCCGACTACATCACCGCCAATTGGGTTACGTTTTGGGGCGATTTCAACACCATCGGAACCGGCAAGTGGAACAATTGGCGTCTCGACATGCGTTTCTTCCGCGTCCGCAAGGGCTACCGCTACGCCACGCACTTGCAGGTCGTCAACGCCGACGGTATGCCCATCGACAAAGACCCGACGGTTCGCAGGGTTCACGCGGCCGCGCCCGTGGTTGCCCACTACGCATGGGTCAAGCCCCTTCCGAAGATCGCGGCTAAGGTCGAATACTACCGCCGGCAATGTCCCGGAAGGGTCTTGCTTGACGATTACGTTGACCGCGTGTTCCTCGCCGACGCCGAAACCGTCAACCGCATTGGTTCGCACCCAAT